CAGTCTGGTTACTCCGGCTACACGGGCCAGTCCGGTTACTCTGGCTACACGGGGCAATCCGGCTACACGGGTCAGTCTGGTTACTCCGGCTACACGGGCCAGTCCGGTTACTCTGGCTACACGGGGCAATCCGGCTACACGGGTCAGTCTGGTTACTCAGGATACACAGGTCAGTCTGGTTACTCTGGCTACACAGGAAAATCTGGCTACTCTGGGTATAGTGGTCCGACAGGAACATCTGGATATTCGGGATATGCGGCAAGTAGCACCAATAAATGGATTTTTGAATTTTCGATGCCACAGCAGGCGAATTCCACAGTGGGCCTGATGGGCAAGGCGGCCAAAGATTCTGGAATGAGCATGTTGGCCACGACAGACCCCGGTAACAACTACAACAACGGTGTCCTTGATCCTTACATTGCTTTAAACGCTTGCACCATAATTGCCGTGACGGCCAGATGGGGACAATGCTCTGTGGCTCAGGCAACGGTTGGAGCAAACCCTGTTATTCAATTGGGCGTGTATCGAAACGATGCTACTTCGAGAACTTCTTTAGGAACGATTTCGATTCCGGTGGTGGCGGGAAACTGTGGCGTGAGCAATAACCTGGGTGGGAATAACTTTGCGACGGCATCGGTGACGGGATTGAGCATTGCCATAGCGCAGGGAGATGCCTGGGGCATTCAGTTCACGAATTTGGGCGCAAATAACAATCAAATCAATGCCTTGGGCCGGTGCTTTGTGGTGGTTGAGGTTCAGGAGTGATAAAGGTATACTGTCGGGCGTCATTCATTAAAAGTATGAAAGGTCGTGGTCATGAGCAAACTGGTTAGTATTATTGTCCCCACTAAAGGCAAGTGCGAGCAGTTGGTAAAGCCTCTTTGCGAAAGCATTATTAAGTACACGGATTTGGAATTTGCGGAAGTTATCATTGTCAGTAACGGCTCAGACGACAACACTGATGAGTATGTAAGATCGCTGGGTGAGCCCTTCAGGCTGTTGACCTTTCCGGAAGCTCTCGGCTACACCAAGGCTACGAACGAAGGCATAAAAGCGTCCACGGGCAAGTACACGGTTCTCTTGAACAATGACTGTGTCCTACAACCGCAGAGTAAAAATAAGTGGATCGATATTCTGATACAGCCCTTTATGGCTGATGAAAAGATGGGCATCACCGGTCCAATGAAAACCTTTTCTCCCAAGGCCGGAAGGGATTTCTTGATTTTCTTTTGTGTGTGCACGAAGAAGAAAATCCTGGAGGAGTTCGATCTGCTGGACGAGGTTTTTAGTCCTGGATATGGGGAGGACACGGACTTCTGTTGCAAGATCGAAAACGCTGGCTATAAGATTCATCAGGTATGTCCAACAAACAAGTTCGCCGGGAACGACACGAAGAGAATGATTGGAGATTTTCCCATTTACCATGAGGGGAACGTGACGTTTAAAAACTGGCCGGGCGGTGAGGAGCTGTTGGCCAAAAACAATCAGATACTTTTTGAAAGATACGGAAAATACGAGCCGATTATTGAGAGGGCCAGGAACACCGACGGGGCCATGAACGATCAGGAACTGAAGTGGCTCGGTAAAGAGGCCAAAAAGCGGAAGCTAATAATCGAGATTGGCTCCTGGCATGGAAGAAGCTCCCGTGCCATTGGCGACAATTTGATGGAGGGCGGAGTTTTATATTGCGTGGATACCTGGAATGGAAGCAAGGCAGAGGCGCAGGGGCACGGATCGGCAAAGATGATGGATGGAGATCACGCCTTCTACACTTTTCTTCAGAACAACTATTACTTGGTGAAGGCTGGGAAGCTGATTCCCATCAGGATGTCCTCTAAAAACGCCGCAGACTTTTTTAAAAAGAGCGGCGTGCAGGCCGACATGATCTTTATTGATGGTGGCCATACCTATGAAGAAGTATGCCAGGACATCGATGCCTGGAAATACGTTATAGCTGAGGACGGAATCTTTTGCGGCCATGACTTCAACGGCTGGGCCGGGGTGAATCAGGCCGTGGCGGAAAAGATCGGCTTGTTCTATGTGGGAGCGGAAACGACTATTTGGCACTGTGACAAAAAAGATATTAAGAAATCAGCTCCCTGTCTGTTTGACTGTTTCCCGTTCAACAATGAGCTGGATTTATTGGAGAAAAGGCTGACGGAGTTGTGGCCGGTGGTGGATCGCTTTGTCATTTGCGAGGCCACGATGACCCACGGCGGGAAAGAAAAGCCCCTGCACTTTAATGACAATCTGAAAAGATTCGAGAGATTCCTGAATAAGATCACCTATCTCGTGGTGGAGAAGTTTCCAGAGGGAGACTCGTGGGTGCGGGAAAGACACCAGCGGGATTACCTCATGAACGGCCTGAAGGACTGCAAGGATACCGACATCGTGATGGTCAGCGATCTCGATGAAATACCAAGCCTGTCGGCCATAGAGGAATACAAGAAAACCCCTGTGACGGAGGGCGACAATGGTATCAGGTCTTTTGAGATGGACCTTTATTACTACAACATGCACACCAAGGCCGTGGACAAGTGGCGGGAGGCCAAGATTCTGCCCTATGGCCTGTTGAAGAAAATATCGCCGTGTGGGGCCAGATATGCCCAGGGCGTGAAGGTTATTCTGAATGGTGGCAACCATCTCTCTTATTTTGGGGATGTGGAGAAGATCATCAAGAAGATCGAGGACACCGCCCACCAGGAGTATAATACCGAGGCATTTAAGGACCGGGACAGAATCAGAAGGGCGATGGAAAACGGAACGGATGTGTTTGGTCGTCCGCTTCAATTCTTAAAAGTTTAAAGGAGATACCGATGAAAGTTCTTGCGGTGTGTCAGGGCGGAAACGTTCGCAGTGTGTCGTTGGCGTTTTTGTTGAAGTACAGGTACGGAATAGACGCACTGGCCTGTAGCTTTGAAAAGAATTCGCCGGAGACGATCAGTATGTTGTGCTCCTGGGCGGATTCGATAGTGGTGATGGAACCTCAATTCAGTCAGTATATTCCGGAGATGTTTCAAAACAAGATTCAGGTTTGTAATGTGGGGCCGGATGTATGGGGCAATCCGCTTGATCCGAGATTGCTGGAGCTGATTGAAAATCTTCAAATCGGGAGAACCCCAAAATGAGTCATATTACAGTAGACGTATGCACAAGGGACCGGTATACCACGACGCTTCCCATGACCTTGATGTCCGTGGCGACGCAGACCTTGAAGCCGGATCGGGTTGTTATATACGACGATTCGTCCAATAGGATTCCAGATATGAGGCAGATCGAAGTTCTCGATCACATTTTCCAGTTGTTTGCCAATAAGGGAATCTTGGTTCAGGTGGTGTTTGGAAGGAACCGGGGCCAGCATGTTGGTCACCAGCACATTCAGGAGGAGATCGCCGAGGACCTGATCTGGCGGATTGATGATGACGAGATAGCGGAGAACAATGTCCTGGAAGAGCTGATGAAGCACATGGTCGAGGGCGTTGGGGCCGTGGGCGGCCTGATTTTGCCGCCGAACGCCATAGCAAGAGAGTGCGAGCCCAATCGGATAGCCATTCCGAATGAGTGCTGTCAGTGGTACAAGTGGACCGGCGTCAAGGAAGTTGAGCACATCAACAGCTCGTATCTTTACCGGAAGGGAATCCAGGATTTTGACATTAACTTAAGCCACGTTGCCCATCGGGAAGAGACGCTTCATACATACGGGATTTTTAAAAAGGGATACAAGCTCATTGTCACCAGCTCAGCCGTGACGTGGCATTTGAGATCGAACCAGGGCGGCATCAGAAGCGCAGGCGGGCAGGAGGCATTCTTCCGGGATGAGATAGCCTTCCGTGAGGCTCTGAGGGAATATCACGGCAAGATAAAGAAAAAGTATAAAGAGGTTACCCTGGCAGTCTGCTGGCCGGAGGTGTTCCCGGATGAAAAAACAATCAGTGTCTCCGAAGGGGCCATGATCTGTAATCCTGAAAAGCACAATGTCGGAAAGTGGGGCATTGACCACAAGTGGCGTGAGGAGTTGAAGTATGCCTACGCCGAGATGTACGGCGTGAAGGTTGAGGATGAGGAGGAGTGGCCGGTTCAGAAAATCGATAAAACCAAGCCGATCCTGATCTCACGGGGCGTTAAAAAGCTCCGGAATAACCAGAGGAGCGCCAAAGATTATCCCTGGTGGGATGAGGGGCCGAACAAGATGGCGGGCCTGATTCCCATGCTGAGGGAGAGCGGCTACGAGGTAAAAGAACTCGATGTGGAGATAAAACTACCGGCGCTGAAGGAGATGGTGGAGGGCTGTTCGACGGTGATTTGTTGTGACAGTTTCATGCAACACTTCTGCTGGTCGATAAAAAAGAGGGCTGTCGTGCTGTGGGGAGTGGGCGATCCCTTCGTTTTTGGCCATAAAGAGCACCTAAACTTGCTGAAAAGCAGAAATAATATCAGAGAAAACCAATTTGAAATGTGGGAGGGTGTAAAATATAATCCAGATGTGTTCATGACCCCAGATCAGGTTGTGGCCCACATAAAGAAGGTGACTCAATAAGGATGGTGTGAGATGGCGACGAACCATAAGAAGACCACTTTTGACGCAACGATAGTCGGCGTCAATGATGATGGAGTGAATTATTCGATTGATATTCTGGTGGTGTATGGGGGCAAGAGACAGGGGTTCAACGTATCGGTGCCGGTATCTACTTTTAACACGGTGAACGAGTGCGAGGCTTGGCTGGGAGACTGGGTGACAGCGAACAAGGCTTCTTTTGCCGGTCCGCATTCTGATTCGTTGTTCCTCGGAGTTTCAGTCACGGGGAAGTAAAGGGAGAATAGACACACATGCCTCCTCCGATACCGCAGGGAGTTCTGATTACGAATCCGCTGACGGGCCAGAACCTTGTGGTGAACTGGCAGATAAGCCCGACTCCTGTCCTGGGCTATAACGTCTACCGGTCCTTGTCCAAGCAGGGACCCCAGGTCAAGCTCAATACTCCTTTGATCGTTATCACTTTTTACAATGACGCCACGGCGGAGCAAAAGGCCCGCACCGATTACTGGTACTCGGTGACGGCGGTCGACGCCACAGGCGAGAGTGCTCCCTCTGATCCTGTTCAGCAGAATCCTCTGGCCAACGATAATTCTCAGGCCGATCTTCCACGGGCAGGCGAGGGCCAGGAGATGAACCAAATCTCGATCTTGGCCGAGGGTGTGAGGAGAAACGAGATTCTTCTTCGCAGGGGTGGTGAGCAGGTCAATGTATTTATCCGACGGACAGCCGGTCCTCGGTGTGCGAATTTTGATGTGGTCCGGATTCAGTGTAAGCTTCCGAATTGCCCCTACTGCTATGGCGTGGGATACCAGGGCGGATACGACAAATACGCCAACGTGCTGATGAAGATCGAGCCGTTCCAGCAACAAATCTCCCTGACTGAATTCGGTATCAAGGTTCTTTCCGGAGCGCCCTCCTGGATTACCACGTTTCCAATCGTGAAGCCGGGAGACATTGTGGTGAGGACCATCAACAACCGTCGCTACGAGCTTCAGAATCTGGACACCAAACTTTCCAAGGGAATAATTACTCGGCAGGCGTTTATGCTGAATGAGATTCTTCCAACGGAGTCACCGGCTATTTTTGCACTGAGGTAAGCTGTGCTTTACTCAATGGAGATCGTGGGCACCAACAGGCCATCCAGCATCGCCTCCGGCAATGCCATGAAGAGATATTTGGCCGAAAAGGTCCTCCCGTTCATTGGCCTGACTATCCAGAGCAAAATCCGAAGCAAGCTCAATACCTATAACTTTAAAAAGGGCGTGGGAAGCCCCAAGATGCGGGATGCCGTCAGAATGAGGGTAGACCAGCAAAAACTGGAGGTTGTGGTCTTCAATGAGCGATCCCTGGCTCCCTACGCAATCTGGCAAGAAAAGGGCGTCCACAGGCAGAAAATGACGTGGCTGATAGGCAAGACCATCCCCTACAAGATAATAAACGGCCATTTTGTGTTTGCTGGCAAGGGGAGCCCATTTTTTCTGAAGGATAGCAACGTAAAATTTGCTAAAATAACAGCGGAAAGCTTTAACCGCACGAATCCGGTGACGGGGAAGCCTGCCTGGGAGCATCCAGGCTATCCGGGAAAATACTTTTACCGGGATGGGCTGAGGGAATCGCTTCCGGCGATCAGGGCGCAGTTGAGAGACTTCACCTTGCGTGTGGCCGGGGATGCGGAATTGACCGGGGGACCGAATGGTTAGTAGAATTTGCACTAAATGTTTTATGAAAAAAAAATATTTTGAATTTTCCAAAAGTTTGCGAGGAAAATATGGCCGTAGTTCTATTTGTAAGAAATGTCATTATTCATACTATGAGCTTGGAATAAAATCAAAAGCAGATGAATGTAAAAAAAATAAGATTAAAGAAGAATTTCTTGTTAATTTAAAAAAATGCACAAAATGTTTTTTAGAAAAGAAATTTTCTGAATTTTATAAATCATCTTTAGGTAAGCATGGGGTTTGTTCTATATGTAAGGCGTGTCAGAGAGCTATAAATTGTAATTTTAGAAAAAAAAATTCGGATAAAATTAAAAAGCTTCGTGATCGTTGTAATTGGCGTGATATTAAAAACGTAGATGGTTCGTCGTTTATGCGTCGTGATTTTGACATTTTGTTTGCCCAACAGGGCGGTAAGTGTTGGATTTGTTTGTCTGACAAGTCCGGGAAAAAAGGATGGATTCCGGATCACGATCATAACACGGGATTTATAAGAGGGATTTTGTGCAATTCTTGCAATCTTGGTCTAGGTCTTTTTAAAGATAAAGTGGGCTCTTTTCGACGTGCTATTGATTATCTCGAAAGATATGAAAATAAAACGGTTCATTTTCCGATTCTTGCGTTGGCGCAGAAAAGAGCTTAAAATGGTTTCGCAACTTAACTTTACTTTGATTGAGAACACAATAGATTTTGTGATACTTGAATTGCGTAAATTTTTTGGTGTTCTTCCTCCCTATGATGGGCTGATGCCATTGGGATTGATCCCGCCCGATTTGATATATCAGGCGACCGCAGAATTTCAGCCGATACCGGGACAGTTGTTTATCTCGGATGAAGAGCCGATGGAGGATCGGAACATTCCTTCGATTGTCGTGACGGGATACAGTGCAACACCAAAGCCTCTGGGATTCGGTCAACGTGGCCTGAGCCCAAGGCAAACGAGAGAGACGAATCCGTTGGTTTCAACAGCAGTGAGATGCGCTACGACTCAGGCGCAAGTCCTGGGTTCGGATTTTGTGCCGGGAAAAGTGATCGACACGATTACCCTGGCGCTTAATGACCGGGTGCTCATTAAGAATCAAGCCATAGGGGGCGAAAACGGTGTCTATGTTGTTCATGCCACCGGCGCTCCTCTCAGATCAGCAGACTTCTCCACCTCAACTCAATTTGTGGAAGGAATGGCGATCCCTGTTTTAGTCGGGCACGCCAACGGCGGGAAATATTTCAGTCAGTTGACGCCGAATATTCCATCCGCTCCGATTGTGGTGGGGTCCACTCCGTTGACTTACGAAAACATAAGCGGAAACGTTTTGGAGTGGGATGAGTTCGTGGAGGCCGCCGACATTCCGATCAATATCGGAATCAGATGCGGATCAACGTCTCAGAGGGCAAGGCTGGCGGATTTGTTGTTTACGGCCCTGAACAATTTGAGATACGTTCGGGGAGAGCTTCAAAAGAAGCAGGTTATTATTCAGCCACCGGGATTGAGGATGAATCCACCGTCGGAAGAGCCAGTGATGGGAGGGGCGGCGTATCAATTGATCTACAAATGCGATTTCAGTATGACACTGTTCCAGCAGTGGAACAATCGGGTTCTTAGGATGACCCGGAATGCTACACAGATTATTCCGGAAGGAACAAAGGTTTTGCTGTAAGCAGGGCTTCATAAAACTCAAGGAGGAAGCTTCATGGTTATGCCAGTGATTCCAAGCAACAGGTTGGGAGTTTTTGGGATTCGTGATCCCTTGTTGGGAACTCCAGTGATCGGCAATCAGCCGACAGTCGTCGCTATTATCGGCCAAACCCTTGGCGCAGTGACTAACATCGTCGATGAGGCTGTGACCAGGAACGCTCTTCAGATTTTCGATGAGCTGGCCAACACGGTGGTCAACTTCATTTCGAAGGTCAGCGATGTCCAGAACGGAATCGCCAATTACATCAACAATGTGGACTACGAGCTGGATGCCGGGAACACGGTCAAGTGGCTGGGAACCTTCGTACAGCCGCCGACCTCCCTCGTGGGATCGCCGCTTACGACCGCAGGAGCTACCCTGGCAACGGGAGCCTACAAGTACAAGGTGACGGCCACACGCTTGATCGCCCTTCCTTCCACTGAGGGGGAAACGACCGCATCCTCTGAAATCACGGTGACATTGTCTGGCGGGGCCAACAGTGCCCAGTTGAGCTGGGCGCCGTCCGTGAACGCCCAGGCATACAAGATTTACCGCACGGCAGTGGGCGGTGGTACTGGAACCGAGACTTTGCTTGCCACAGTGGCGGGCGGGGCCTCAAATGGTTTCCTGGATGATGGAAGCCTGACGCCGGGCATAGCCACTCCTCCGGTGACCAACACGGCCAACAACAGGCCAGCCGACGGGGCAAACTACTACGTCAGCTACAATTGCACCATCACCACCTACTACAATCCGGTCTTGTTCACCAGCGTGAACGATCTCATTGCCGCTCATAGCTTGACCAGCGATCTGTGTGTGGCCGGAACGATGATTATTGGCAACACATCCGGGATCGCAGTTGGTCAGGGAGCCAGTCAGGTCTTGACCGTGGCGGTTCCTCCAGCTCCTACGCTGGGAAATTTCCAAACGGCCCTGGCGACCCTGGAAAATCGAAGGGTCGACATCGTTGTTGTTTTGAGCGGGGATGCCACCGTTCAATTGGCGGCGGCCCAGCATGTCGTGGCTATGTCGGACCCATCAATCGGAAAGTCCAGGATGGCCGTGTTTGGAAGCCCGAAGGGAACAGCTATCGGCGATTCAACGACGGTGGGCTCCACGATTTATCGTGCCCGTTCGCTGAACATCGACGACGCCTACGGCAATCCGACGGGGTACCGCATGATCTACGTCGCCAACGCCTCGTTCTTCTACAATGTTCAATTCCCGGATGGATCGCCTATCGAGACCGAGATGGACGGCTGGTTCTTGGCCGCCTCTGTGGCGGGTCGGATAGCCGCCTTGGCCGATGTGGCCACTCCTTTGACGAACAAGGGAATCAATGGAGTCGTGAGCCTGGGGCAGATATTCACGGTCAATCAGAAGGACCTGCTGGAGCAGAATGGTCTCTTGCTGGTCGAGCCGAACCAGACGAATACGCAGTTCCTGGTTTATCACGGGCGCACGATTGATATTCAGATTTTGGAGAATGGAGAAATTTCCATTGTCCGTGCGGACGACGCCTTAGATTATGCGTTGAGAACTAAGTTCTCTCCGTATATCGGCAACAAGATCACAACGGGATTCTTGACCTCGCTGAGGGATCAGACCAACATCGTCTTGGGTGACTTCTACAACCTGAAGCTTATCAAGACGTATGAAAAGGGATCGATCTCGGCGGAGCCGGACCCGACGTTGCCGACGAGGGTGAATGTCACGTTTTTGTACACGCCAATATATCCAGCCAACCAAATAATTTTTACCCGTGGATACAATTTGGGTGGTTAAAAGGATCGGAAAATGCCTCGTGGGGTTTATGTTCGAACTGAAGAGTTTAGGAGAAATCTTGGATTAAAGGTTTCTAAAACTTTACGAGGCAGGCATCCGACGGATGAGGCTAGGAGAAATCAAAGCGCCGCTCAGGTTGGGATGAAGCACAGTAAGGAGAGTCGATCAAAAAGAAGTCAGACTTTGAAGGCTCGTTATGCCGCTGGATACGTTAGTCCTGTTCTTGGTCGGCATCGAACGGAGGATGAGAAGAAGAGAATTAGTGCGAAGCAGATAGGTAAGAGGCCATCTTATCCTATTCCGACTAAAGTTGATGGGCTCGATCACTTTGTTCGTAGTACGCTGGAGCGGGATTTCTTTTTATGGTTGAAGAAAGTTGGCATTGATTATGAATACGAGAAGATGGTTCGTGTTAAAATCGATGGAAGAAATCGAAGTTATTATGTTGATGGGTGGGTTAAGGGAACGAACACTTATATCGAATGTAATGGATGGTTTGATCCGTATTCG